GCCCCGCTCTTGCTCCACATCCCTCGGCAATAACTATTCCATTCCAGACTTCCTTCCCCAAAGTTCTTGCGGATCGTGTCAATGTTCTCTTGCCCGAATAGGTATGGATAGAGAGTCTTCCCTGCCTTGACGTTGGGGCTCTTGAGTCCGTCGAACCTCACGCAAACTCCCGTCTTGGTTTCCCAGTATTCATCATCGTCCTTGATGCCGTTCCAGCCCATACGAGGCTCGCAGAAAAGCCCATGCGGATCGAACATGGACGATGCGTTGGCAATAGCAATGAAGCGATAGAAGTCCGTTCCCACGGCTAGGTTGGCTCGCGCGGAGAAGATGGCAGGGTTGGTCTGTGCCGCTTCGTCCACGACAATCACCATCCTGGGCAAGTGAACTCCCTGGAGCTTACCAACTGCTTGCTCAACCGCACCGGAGTCCACGGCAAGTGCCACAATCGCAGAGCGATCATCTCCCTTGGTGAACTGGATCTTGGTCTGGGAGTCCACGATGTTGAGTCCGAATAGCCCATGCACGGGCTTTACGAACTTCATCACTTCCGACCAGATGCGTCCTCGGAGGGATGGAACGGTCGTACTCGTAAGAGCTACTCGTGTCCCCATAGGCTTCGCCAAGTATTCAACAAGGGACAGCAAGGTGAACGTGAAGGTCTTTCCAGCCGCCGCACATCCCGTGATCCCTATCTCGTCGTAGTTTGTCCAAGCCCAAAGAGCCAGTTCGTTCCAGTCATTCCAGCGAGCCATCACATCAGGCCAGAGTAGAGTGATAACGTGCTTGATATGTTGCCCCCTAGACATGGAACTGAACTCATCACAGTTCTTGGTAGCCACCATCAGTAGCTCAATCTCCAACTGCGTGATCTTCGGGAATGCCGAAAGATTAAGTCCGTATGTCTGTAGCTTCATTCTTTTTATTCCATTCCTGTCTCCATTTCCTAGACGCTTCAGCTTGTATCCTCACTTGCTCAAGAGTTGGTTTTGGAAGTTTTGAGAGAGCTTCTCTGGCCCTAACGTCATTTGGATGCGGCTTATGTTTCATTTACCTCTCTTGATAAGTATTTTCATGCCCATCACAGAGCCCTCAGTTGTAGCGATAATATATACAATTCCTGTTATTACGATCTTAAGGAATGATCCATGAGTGAGGGCAGACCATATCTGACCCCACACTAGAACGGTAACAACAAACCAGATGGTGTTTGAGAATAATGCCGCCCATCTGTGATGATTCGGATCGTCTTGATTTCTACTTCTTGATGCCCAAGTAAATCCAAGATTCTGAATGTATCCTAGAAACGCAAGCAATCCTAGCATTAAGATTTCATCAACCGTCATAGCATCCACATGGAATCTTGGGGGCATCATGCTCGTCTAGCCACTCAAACATCTTCAACTGATCATCATCAGCGGCAACAATGTCACTCCACTTTACTCCAAAGGAAAGTCCTTCAATCCTTCCTTTGACCACCATATTCCTCTCTAGGTTGATGGCCCTTTCAAAATACTCTGGGTATTCTTTGCGGAGTCTGATGATCTCCCCGTGCTTCATTGAAGGGCAAAAGAAGCAGGATGATTTTCCTGGCTGAGGAATCCCGTGCCGTTTGATTGTCTCCACGCATTCTTGTCTCCTCCACATCCATTCAATCAAAGGATACCACATCGTCTCTTGGCAATTTTTCCCAAAGCTATTTTTTTCAATGCTGTGGGCTCTATGTCCCTCCCCAGCATCATACCCAACAGCAGAAACAACATCCTCAAACCCATTGGATCTCATCCAACGAGTCATGTATTTTTTTTTGGGGTCAATCTTATACTTCATACTGCAAGCCTTTCTTCCGTAAGCTAGAGAAGGTATAGTCTTGTTTCTCAAACAATCTCGCTCAAGAGATGTCTGCTCCTTCTTATAGGTCTTATAGACAATCTCAATAGGGATTCCCCACCACTCGATTGCCTTCTTAGACATGAGATCAATGTGATTGTAGGTGTGCGGGAGTTCTCCTCCCGTGTCAGCAAAGATGATAAGCTCTGGCTTGATCCCCCTCTCAAGGAATCCGCAAAGCATGGCAACTGAGTTTGTGCCGCCCCCGTAGGCAACAATAAGGGGTAAGTTGTCTTTCATGTGTTCAGTTTTTCAGTCTGAGTTTTTTTGTAAAGCAAATTCCCCTCCCAACTTAATGAGAGGGGAATTCTAACCCTCAATCGGTCACTAGGATTTTTCTAGGAGAGCGGTTGCTGAAGGACTGTAATTTGTTCGGATTAAGGGAGGGCCACTCGGCCCTCCCTATTTCCCCACCCGTTCGCCGGGTGATTCCTCAAAGAGTCCTCAAGTGGTTCTTGAATGACTCAAGAGCCCCCTTCGGCTTCTTTGAAGAAACTGGTGCGTCCTCATCGTCAGACGAGGAGCGAGAAATGCGAGCCTGTGCGGAAGCGTCCTCCCTAGCCCGTGCCTTATACTTGGAGAGTTCTGCCTCCAGCTTGCTCACCTTCTCAACGGCTTCCTTGGCAATAACAGCAAGGAACGGAGCAACCGTCATGTCGTTCTCGCTAGCCTTTCCGGTGATGATATTGCGAGCGGCTTCAATCCTCTTCTCAACAAGGGCATTTGCCTCTTCATCATCTCCCTTGCGGAAGAAGTCTAGCTTCTCGGAGAGGTGGTTCGCCATGCGATCAAAGTTCCGATTGATCTTGCTCATGGTCTCCTCTCGGCTCTTCACTTCCTCTGCCTGGAGATTCTGGCTAGTAGCACGATAGTCATTGAGGGCTCCCTCAAGCTCTCCACGCTTTGAGTCTGCCTTGTCGATAAGCTGGAGGAATGCCGCAGATGCCGCACCTCCTCCAAACGTCTCGTCAATGAACTCAATACGCTCTTTGCCTCGGAGGGACAGAGCCTTCTCTGCAATAGAGGGATCGTCTGCCATGTCCTTTGCAAACTCAACAGCACGGTTGATAGCATCCTCATAGGGAGCCTGATATTTTTCCCTAAACTTGGGAGACTTTTCAAAGGCCGTCTTCTCCAAAGTGGCCTCAAGCTCATCCAGCTTGGACTGATATTCAGCCAGCTTTGCTTCCTTGGACTTGGCTTCGTTCTCGTAAGTCTCAGCCTTCTTGCGGAGTTCGGCAATGTTGTCCTCCTTGCTCTTCTTTTTGGGCTTCTCCTCCACAACCGGATCAGGGTCTTTGGAGAGGTCGAGGTCACTCACATCAAAGTCTGCCTCAAGAGACTGGCTCTCCCTAGACTCCTGCTTGGCAACGGGCTTCTTCTCTTCCTTGGTCTCAAGGCTCTTCAAGAAGTCTGAGGTGTTGTCGGTCTTGACAATATCGCTCACCTCATTGCTCTTGGGAGCTTCCGTGGGAGCATCAGGAACAATATCAACCTTGGAATAATCCACACGGTCGATCTTGGGCTTCTGCTTCAACTGGCGAGAGATGGTATTCTGCCAGGGTTCATCCATTCCTCCGGTATCCATCACCGGAATGTCCATTGGTACTGTTTCGCTCATATTAGTATGTTGGGTCGTAAGTTGGGATTATGTTTCTGATTTCTTCCTTGGGTACAGCCAATGCTCGCAAGTCATTGATGGCCTGATGCCTTCCAGCATCAAAGCCAAACAAAACTGCCGCCTTGTCCGCACACCCAAGAATCTGGTTCGTTCCAAAGTTCTTTGAGAGGGCAAATCCCTCAACAAGAGAAATAGCCGTGGCAAGCACAGGGTTCCTCAAGAGTTCAGCAAGCTCCACAGAGTTGCTACTATCATTGCTCCATTCTTCGTAATTCATTTTCTAGTTCTTTTATTTTTTCTTTTTCAAGCTCTCTCGCCAAATCCCATATTAAATATGATTTAATCTCGGTATTATCCAAGAAGTCCGTTCTTGGGGTTTCGCTCATTCCATTAGGTCAGTTATCTTCGGCAACTTCTCGTCGGTGAAGATGATGTTGTTTTCTTCTGCGTTCTCAATCTCCTTGAGAGCATCCGGTAGTGCGTTGGTATTCACTTTGAGATCAAAACCACTAACTCCCTTTGCGTGTTCTTGGCAAGCCTTAATTGCTTCTTCCATAGTGTCGCCAATCCCAATGCAATCTCCCACCTCGCACATTCTCACGCCTGTTGTGGGAATGATGTAGGTCTGATCGTCAATGCGGCAAGCATTACGCCACTTGATCCATCGTGCAATCTTTGGATCGCAAGATACTGGAGCCCAGCGTTCCTCGGCAAAGGCAGACTTGATAACTGCCAAGGCTCCAAACTTTGCCCTCCAGACTGGATCAACAACTTCTCCATTGGCTCCCTCGTAAATAATCTCTCCCACGTTATCCACCATCTCCCAGAACAAGGCAGAGGGAGGGGCAGGGCAACGAGTCGTGAGGTCAATGAGGAAGGGAGTGCCTTCGTCCGTAACTCGGATTTCCGTGGAGAAGAACTGACGATAGCCAGCCTCCTTCATGAAGGGCGCGAGCTTCTCATTCACGACTTTGACGGGCTCGGAAAGATCAGCGTAGTCCCTCACAGCACCCACATACCCGCAGTCCTTCACCTCCACTCCGGTGAGGCAAGTGGATGGGAACTTCCCGTCAATGCAATAGCCGTCATAGCCAGCTTCCACAACGCTCTCCACCTTATGCTCAATGACGAAAGGAAACACATTACAGAGCCCTCCTAGAGCGTCCCAAAGCTCGTTAATGCGAGGTTCTGCCTCCTTCCAGTTAGGAGAATGGAACGTCTCGGCTACGCCTCGGAACCCGCTGATCTTCACATAAACGTCATCGTTCTCCTCCAGGTACTTTCGGAGGGCTGGCATACCAGTCACAAGCTCTGCCTTGCCTACGGGCAATCCTAGAGCCTTCATGGTCTCCTTTGCCCTCCAACGCTGAACTTCCAGCTTCTCGCCAAAACCAGCGGCCCAGACTCGGAGCCCTAACGAGCGGAAATACTCTGCCAAATACATGAACCCAACGTCAGGGAAGACGATGAGATCAACGTCCATGAAATGCTCTTCCCAGTTGTTTACTCGCTCCACTCCTTCTAGTCCCTCCCCCAAGAAAGCGGGACCAGGGATCGGGAAGGAACGATCAGCAAAAGGAACAAAGTACCTCACCTCCATCTCTTGAGCAAGACGCTCTGCAAAGGCCGTGAAAAGGCCGTGATCCACAACTAAAGCCCTCATGCTCCCATGTCCTCCGCTTGCCAGTCTCTAACCGTGTGGATGAGGTTCTTGAGAAGAAGAGCCATCTCGCTCTCCTTCCCGTGGAACGTGCGGCAATACAAATACCGCTCGTAGATCAGAGCAACAATCTGCTCTGTGGCTTCATGCTTTCCTGTATCATGCTGGTTGTCCATGTTCGTTTTGTTTTGCGAGTCTTACGATCTCGCGGTTTAAGTACCAAATCGATTTCCTAAGGTCAGTAATCTCCTCATCGGGATTCTTGAGCCCTGCTCTGGCTATGTATTTAACCGCATTGCCGCGATTAAAATTCATGCACTCCGTGATCGTGATGATCTCTACAGGGTATGTGTCCTTGTAGTGGGACGGATTTACGGGATCATTTGTTCCCGCTACGAATGTGGTCATGTGGTTTAGGGAGCGATTGAAGAATACTTGCTAGCAAGCTTCACCTTGTCAATCATAAGTTTTTGGGCAACCTGCTTGTCCTTTAGCTGGAGTTGATGCTGAACTTTGGCTTGCTTCAGCATCGCATCGTTCTGGAACTTCGCCCTATCCAGCATGATTTTGTTCTGGGCAACCGCCATCTTCGGATCTTGCTGGGGAGCCTGTTGCTGTTGCTGTTCAGCCTCCCTCTGAGTCGCTTCCTCTGCCATCTTGTAAAGCTGATCAGCGATCTTCATAAGCTCGCTCGTCTGCTCATTGATCTCATTGAACTGCTCTTCCCTCGTCGGGTCTTCCTTGAGGAACTGGAGATGCGTGAGGATGTGCGGAATGGCAGACTGAAGAGACTGACTAGCCTGACGCGGATCTTCCTGTTGATTCTGCACCTTCTCAATGATCTGACCGGAATACTGCAGGTGGACTTGGAGGTGAACGTAGTGGTTCTGATCGGGATCAATCAGCACCTGACCACCAACCGTGAAGGCATTGTTTTCCAGCGAGGCAATCGAAAGCTCGTTGCCTTCTGGCTTCGTCTCTTCGGGAATTCCGTAAGTCTCCACACCCGTCTGTCCAGCGATAGCCGCAATGTTGGCGTTAATCACCCGCTTGCGGTTGCTCTCCGGTAGCTGGGGAAGATATTCCTGGATCATCTTCATCGCCTGGATACGGGCGGCAGAGCTTCCCTGTCCAATAGAACGGGTAGCCTTCACGCTCTCAATATCCAGCAATGCCGCTTTGGGAACTCCTCTCCTCATGCAAGCCTCTTGGAACTGAATAGCCTCGGGGCCACCATGATCTTCTTCCAAAATATTGGGATTGGTAGCACGGCGATAAACTTCCTTGTAGTGGAGATCCAGAGCTTGCAGATAGATTTCAGCACGGGTGTTGGTGAGTCGGCTCTTCTCTCCAATCTCAGCCTCAACTTCCTTATTGCCCTTCTTCCTGCCACCCGAT